TCAACCGGCCATGCGGCGGTCAAACCATTTATGGAAGAGCGCTTCGACACCACGCGGGCCGAGATATGCCAGAAGCGCAATCAACCCGGTTGATGCAGGTTGACCAAGATTGGCATAGGCGGCGGCACTTTCGCCGATGACTGCCATGCCGAGCGCGACAGGCAGTTCCCAAAACAGTTCAATGCCAAAGAACTTACGGCGACCTTTCCGCGCCTCATTGCCATGCCACATGAAGCGACCAAGCAGGGAAGCGATAATGGTGGTGAAGGCACCACCAACCCACGCATTCATCAATTCGATGAAAGAGGTGTATTTTTCCGGCATATCAGCGACCTTTTCCATGGCGGGCGCATTCGTCCCGGTTCCAAACGTCGCCACCACAAAGGCCCGCAACCGTCCTGTCAATTTTCCGTTGATCCTCCTGCGTTGCGCCACGCGCGCCGATCAGGTCAATCCCGACCACCCGGCGCAGGCCGGATACATCGCCCGGCCCCGAAATCCCACACCCCGCCAGCGCAATCGTCAAAACGATGACGAGCGCTGTCCGCCCGATCCCCAGCCGCATTATTTTGTCTTTCAGTTTTGATGACCGCGCGATACGTCGCATTCCGGTCGATGAAGAGGATGCCCGCGCCGATGAGAGACACCGCCGCCAGCCCGAACAAAAGCAAAAGTCCGATTTTCGTCATCACACCGCGACCTCGCGACCCAGCAAACTATTGATCCGCCGAGAGATGACATCGCGCTTGCGGTAGGTGATGACGCCAAGGACGACCGCCGCGACAAGAAGCGCGATCCACCCCCAGGGTAAACCGAGCGACCATGCGGCAATGCCGGAACCAAAGAGCGAGCCTGCGCCACCCTGCACCGCTTCTTTCGTGGCCACAGCGTCACGCCGCAACTGCGACAAGGTGGCGGGACCAATGATGCCATCGGCAACAAGGTGCGGGTGCGCAGACTGATACGCCTTGACTGCGGCAGCAGTCTTTCCCCCCATCCAGCCGTCGATAGCGCCGGGATTGAAGCCTTTCGCCGAGAGGATAGCCTGTGCTTCTTTCACCACCGGATCGGGCTGCTTCGGTGCAGTCTCTTGGGCGGAGCGCGGCACGCCTTCACCAACGCCGGTATAGATTCCCTTTTCGAACAAAAGGGCTTCTTCCTTGCGCCTGCGAACGAGGCCGGGCAGCTTCTTGCCCCCTGCCGTATTGTAGTGGCTGGCGAGATAGTCCGCCGCCTGCTTTTGCTTTCCAGCGCGCCAGAAATTCGCCCACTGCCAATCCATGGCGCCAGTGCCGAGATTGAATATCGCGGACACCGCCGCATCCATTTCGTGTTGCTTGCGCCCATCCGGCGACTTGGCGACCACCGCAGGCTCGAACTCATCCCGAAGCACCGCCGCGAAGATGGCTTCCGATTGGCTAGACGTGAGTTTCGTTTTACCCGGCACCAATTTTGTAATGCCTATCTTTGCCAGCTCACGCCGAACAGACCGGCTCCGCATCGTGAAGCCCCGCCCGATGGTGGGAATGCGGACCGGATCAAGATAGCAGGTAAGCGGGTTTCCCTCATGGGCGTCCATAAAGGCACGCCCACGCGGTGACGTTGTCACAACAGACATGGATATCTCCTAAAGATTTTGGAAAAGAGTAGTGGGACCGCGCCCTAGTTCTCGTCCGTCCGCCCGAAGCGGCGCGGCGTCAGGAATGAGGAAGGCGTGGCCGGGGTTCCGGGCGCACTGTTGGGCGCAACCTTGCCGGTTGCTTTCGAGACGTCCGGGGTGGCGCTGGAGCCGCCGCTTTCCGTGCCGGCCGATTTTTCGGTTGCGGATTTGCCATCGTAGAGCCTGCCCGAAACCGCCACTTCAAGAGCGCCGGTTTTGGTGTAGGACGTTTTGGCCGTCTTGATGATGTACGGCACGCCGTCTACGCCGGGACGGATATCGGCGAACAGCAACGGCAAGCCTGCATCAATACCCGCATCGCCGATCACGGTAACAGATACCGAACCTTCGCCGCGCTGCAATTCCTTGGCCTTGGCCTGCGCTGCCTTGTCGGCTTCGGCGGGCGACGCATAAGGTTCCGGCAAACGATAAACGCTGTCGCCGTCCGCATCCGCATTGGCGTCGATTTCCACGCGTTCAGCTTTGTCGGAATCCTGATAATAGGCCACGACCTTGCTGTATTTCGTGCGGTCATTGATTTCGACTTTCAGGCTTCCGACCTTGATTTTCTCGGGCGTCAGGATGATGGAGCCGAGCGCCGCACCGGACGCAGACAAACCGGAACCGAGCCGCGTGAAAATCAGTCGCCTTTGCTTGACCGCGAAGAGGCCGTTATGCCGCTCCGCCAGCCGCCGCAGGAAATTGATGTTGCTTTCATCCTGTTGCGCCAGCCAGTCATATTCAAAGTTCGCAAGGTCACCATCAACGGCAGGCGTTAATCCGCTTTCGCTGGCGATCTGTGACAGGATATCGCCGAGCTTGGTTTTGTCCCATGACCTTTCCTGCCGCTCTTTCAGCTTTCCGCTGCGAAGGTCCGCAGCCTTACCGGAAATCGACATTTTATAAGGCAGGCAATCGACATTAACTTTGTCCGCGGTGAAGACGCCTTTCGGCACGAGATCGTCACCGAAACCCATCTTGACCGAAATGATTGCACCCTTACGCGGGATCGCCAGAAAGTTCGGCGGGCCGTCATTCAGTTCGATATCCACCGTATCGGATTTCATGCCCTCTTCGTCAGTGACGGTCAGGGACAAAAGGCGCTCATAAAAATGACCTGCCACCGGCACGCCGTCGATACTCACTTCCACGCGCGGTTTCATGGTTAGTCCCAAAGGCTGGTCAGCGGCTTGGCCGTGCTGGTGGAAGGAATGTCCGGCATGGTGATTTTCGTGCCGAGTGGAAGAACGGGACCGAGAGCAGCAAGACCCGGATTTGCATCAATGACGGCTTCGACCACTTTGGCGGTGCGCCCGTAGAATGCGAGGCAAGCGAGATCAACCGTCTCGCCCTGCCGTGTGATGTAAACTATCGCCATAAGGTCACCGGAAAAGTTCGGACAGGAAGGATGCAGCCCGATCCACCAGACCGCCAGCACTTGGCAGCGTGCCGGAGCCAGAGCGTTTGAGCGTAATGGAATACGCGTTGCGCCCTGCCTCGCCCCGGCGGTTAATGTAACTGCGGTCCTCTTCAACGCTTTGGACCGTAAACATGCCTTGGATGACCCCCTGCGCAGCATCGCCGGTCACAAGCATCATTTCAGTCCCGGCCATGGAAGCGGCAATAATGCCATCAAGCTGCGATTGCCCACCGAACTCTTCGGGAAAAAGCACGCCCGAGATGGTCACTTCGTCGGACGTGGGGCCGGTCCATTGCTGCTGGTTAAGGGTTTGGCCAACAGGCATATCCACCCAGGGTGTGTTCACCTTGCGTTTGACACCCTGATAGCCAAAGCCCAAACCCTCAAAGGCGAAGCCCCCGAGCATCATTGACGTTACGCCGGTCATGATCTACCTAAAATTTAACGTTGGGGGACGCGGAATGACTGAAAGCCAGACGGAAAAGCCAGCAGCAAACGAATGGCCCAAGCGCATCGTATGGGCAGCGATTATCGCAGGAGCGATATACGCCTACAGCAACTGGGATTCGGTTTCCGTCCAGCTTTTTGGTGCAACGGCTTACACCTGCAAGAGCCTAGTGCCTGATGTCGTGAAAATCTCCGCCGAGAACACGAACGCTTTTCAGGTCAAGGTTGTCGGCGTTATCGATCCCAAACAAGTTTCAAAAACTGAAACCCGCTTGGAATGCGAAGGCACAGCGATGCTTGCCAACGGCCAGAAAGCTCCGATCAGCTACCGCACCTACGAAGAGGGCAAACAGTGGTGGGTGGTTTACGAAGCGAAACCTTAATCACTGAACGAACCTTCGAGATTTGGAGCTAGAGCATTCGAAATCTCGGTGATTGCCGCAGACGCAGCAGCGCGCGGATCAACCACCCCTGTTATAGTAATCGGCGCATGGATTGTTATATCCGGGCGCTGTGGATTAACTACCCGTACATCTTGCGTGCCGGAGGGCCTTTCCATTTGGGCGAGAGACGACGAGTCTATTCGAACCGTTCGGATTCCGAGATCATCCATAGTCTTGCCCGGCAAGTTGTCGGTAGACCCGCCGAAGCCCGCAGCCCGCGCCGAACGTGCTGCATCCAACGACAATTGCGCCGATGCAGAAGCTGGAAGCGCGGTTGATGGCGGGAATGACGCGAAATAACTTCCGACCGCGTGCAGCAAGTCTTCCGGACCGGGAAGCCAAGCTTTTCCCTGCTTGTAAAAGGTGTCACCGGTATAGGTCGCCTTGCCCATTTCCCAAAGGCCAGCGCCAGCGGCTCCATAGGTGCCTATGCGGGCTAGGCCGGTAATGATCGATCCCCATCGCCCGAGCAAACCAGCCGTCGCCGCTCCGCCTGCCGCCGCACCCGCTGAACCGGTTCCAGCCCCCGCAGCGGCACCACCCGCCACGGCACCGCCGCCGACAATGGCCGCGATTGAGCCGACAGTTTTCAAAGCCCCAAGCAAGGTGCTTGCGCCGGACAGTACGAACAGCGCTGCCGCCAGTTTCCGAATGGTGCCAGCCAACATGGAAATACCCATGCCCCATGCGAAAAGCTGGAAGCCGTAACCGGACATTTCCGCAAAAAACTTGGCGATAGGATTATCCTTTATCGCATCGTTCAACTCGCGGATGGACGCGCCCCATTCCTTCGCCCGCATGAAGATCGCGCCAATGCGGTCGGCGGCGTTCGGATCAACAGGACCAAGCAACAGGTCACCGAGATCGTTCATGAATTCCTTCATGCCGCCGGTATAGCCGAAACCCTGCGCAAATCCCTTCGTGAAATTCGTGATCTGGTCGAAGATCGTCACGCGGTTGCCGAGCGTGTCCAACACCTCGCCAATACCCTGCGCACCCTCCCGGATGGTCGGCAACATGCTGTCACCGATTTCCGCAAAGACATTGGAAATTTTGTTTCCGAGCAATTCCAGCACGTTTTGCGTGGTACTGGCGCGCTGGATGTACTCATTGAATGCCGAGCCAGCATATTTCGTGCGGTCGGCCACACTATCAAGCGCTTGATCCAAGAGCTTGATATTACCGACGAGCGGCATGAAGGCACGCGCTTCGTCGCCGAAGAATTCGGACAGCAAGGAAACCTGCTTATCCTTCGGCGCTTTGGCAATCGCCGTCAGCACCTTGCGCATGGTGCCTTTCGCGTCTTTCTGCATATCCTTGGCAATGGACGGCAGATGCAGCCCGAGTGCCTTGGCGGCGTCCCGCTGCGACTTCTTGGCAAACTCGCCTTTCGTCAATGCGCGGATGACGTTCAACATAGCGGTTCCCGCCGTGCTGGCATCCGAACCGGCGGAGATCATGGCGCTACCCATGGCCGCGAGTTCTTCTTTTGCGAAGCCGCCCATTTCACCGAATGAGCCGACCCGCAACATGAAGTCGGTCACGTCCTTCGCCTTGGACGCCATGTTGTTCGACAGGTGGTTGATGGCGTCCGCCATGTCGCCGGTTTCGGCCACCGTCAAACCAAGCTGCGTTTTCAACTTGGCGAGGCTTTCGCCCGCTTCACCTGCGCCGAGATCGAAGGCAATCCCGACGCGTGCGGCCATTTCCGCAAAGCTTTGCAAATCTTCGGTCGCAATGCCGCTTTCACCTGCGGCGGCGAACAGCGCGGCAATGTCGTTTGCGGCCAGTGGGATTTCGCCGGACATGCGCCGAATGCTGCGGCGCATGTTTTCAAATTGTTCCTCATTGGCTTCGACCACCTTCTTCACGTCAGCAAATGCAGACTCGAAACTGATGGCCGCGCCCGCCGTCGCTTCAAGACCGCGCGTGACGCCGAAGTAGCCAGCACCGAGCGCAACGGCCTGCCCGATCAAGCCGCGCATGGGCGCGAACGCGGAAGCGGATTGCGCCCGCAGGCCGTCCAGCGCACGCCCGATATGTCGCGCGGTGGCGGTCGCGTCATCAATCAGCGAAATGCGAAGGCTGCTTTGCTGGACACCCATGGTCATTCTCTCATGATTTTTCGCAACTCATTGGCCTTGTGGAAGTAAGCCAGGAGTTTTCGGGCGGGCCACCGCTCAATTATGTTGAGCGGTGTATGTGTGATATTTGCGACGTAGACGGCTACTAGCCGCCAGTCGTGTTCTTCTGGTCGTTTCCCAAAAGCGGTTTCGTCTTGGTGATGATCGCCTTGAAATCGCTGCCCTTGATTTTCTTGAAGGCGGGCAATGGCACATCGGAAATGAGCGCCAGCAGCGTAACCATTCGGGCGAGGTCGGATGTGGTCTCGTCTGCCACCAGCAAATCACCGACATCCGGTTCGCGGAACGTCAGGTCTTTGTAGGTTTTGCCGTCATGCTCGACCGGCTTGGCGAGCGTTGCAGAAATTTCGTCCATGGTGTCACCTGAAAAAATGGCCCGCAGAACGCGGGCCGGATTGGAAGGATTTGGGGAGGAAAGAAGCGCCAGCCGTTACAACAGCAAAGCGTTGCGGATATCGCCGAACTGCGAGACGCCACCGACCTTGAAATCAAAATCGTCCATCTCGTAGATTTGCTCGCCGTCGATTTCGAGCTTGTAATAGTTCACGTCGACTCCGTAGTCGTTTTCGGAAAGCTCGCCAGCCTTCCACGTCCCGGCGTCCGGCTTGTAGAGCCTGCCGCGAATGGTCATCACGGCGCTATGCGTGGTGCCATCTTCGTCCACCAGCGCCCCGGTGATCATGAAGGGCGTTTCCTCGCCGATCTTGATGCCGTGCAGCTTCAAAATCTGCGGGTCCACACCCGGCATCTTGAAGCTGAATTCCAGCGCGTTGTAACCGAGGTGCACCTTGCGGGCCTTGATCATCCCGGCGTTGCGCACGTCCTCGCGGACGGCTTCGGGAACCGGCGGCGTGATATCGCCGATCTGCCCGAGCTTGCTTTGACGGTCCGCCCACAGCATGCAGTTCCGCAGGATGTAGGCGGGGAGAGTTTTTTGCGCCATGTGAATGCTCCTTACGCGGCGACCGAGAGCGCGCCGATTTCGATTGCCCCGTTCACCTCGTCAATCAGCAACTGATACCGGACGATGTTGCGGTGGGTGGTGATGTGGATTTGCTCCATGAGGCCAACCGGCTCGAATTCAACGCCAAGCAGCGTCTTGCCGTTGACCATCAAGGTCGGGTCGTTCTGGTCGGACAGCCAGACGCTACCGCCGAGAATGTCTTCGTTCTTCGCGAAGACACGCATTGCGGCGTTGCCGTCTTCGATAAGCATCTTGAAATTGCCCTTGGTGGTTTTACGATCCACGTACAGGAAATAGAGGTCTTCAAGAGACTCATTGATCTGGTCGGCGGTGGCGCGCACGCTGTCGAACTGCCACAACGGATCATCAATCGCGAGACGGCTACCCCACGTCCTGAAACCGCCGCGCTCATTGATGATCGTGGCGACCTGATTTTCGTTCAGGTAGTTGCTGTCATCGGGATAGGAGATCGTCCGCGCCACACCGTCGATGGTGCGGATGATCTTGTTTGACACGGAACCGGAGAAGCCTTCCGCCGACGCCACCACACGGGCGCGGACGCCAGCGAAGACGGCGGCAACAGGCTTCGTCACCGGCACGCCGTTGACGTTCTTGATCACCTTCGGATCGATGATGAGGATGCGACCGCCGTTGACCGTCTGGCGGAAGCGCACGGCTTCGGCGTCGGTCGTGTTCGGCCCCGAGATATAGGCGCGGGCGCGGATTTTCGGGGTGATGGCATTCAGCGCCGAAACGAAGGGGTTCGCCACGTCGCCGACATTGGCGGTGGCAGTCGGCAGCACCTTGCCAGCATCAGCCCCGCCGCCCGTGAAGGTCAGGACAGGCGCTTGCGACATTTTCTTGCCGGGCGCAACGACCTTGACGGAAACAACCTTGTCAGCGTCGACCCCGGTCCCCATCACAGCTTCCAGCGTTGGCAAAACCTTGCCGGGATCATTGCCGCCGCCAGTTGCGGTCACGACCGGCGCTTCGGTCAGATTATCGCCCTGCGAAGTCAGCGCGACCGAAACAACACCGTCTTCAATCCACGCGCCGGTATCTCCGGCAGTGATGACGACACGCGGCTGATAGCCGGTCAGGGCCTTTGCGCGGAGTGCCGCATAAAGGCCGGTCCGGGCCACAGGATCGCCGATCAGGTTGTTTTGCAGCGTGGCCGCGTCGGGGCTATCAGGAACGCGGTTGACGATGCACCAAGAGCCGCCTTCGTTGAAAATGGTGGTGACATCTTCCAGCAGCGTTCCCGCCGCGCCGAGCGCTGCCGCCGCCGTCAACGACTTGACGATGGTGGGATAGTTGAGGGGAAATGCAGCGGCGTCCGCGTCCGGCGCGATGCCGTTGACATAGGTAATGCCGCTGCGGGTCACACGTGCGATAGCCGGGGTATCGGCACTTTCGACAAGCTTGACGCCATGATGATAGGACAGGTCAACCATTCGGCTGGTCTCCGTTGAAGGTTCTAAATTTTGAAGGAAGGGTTCCGGCTCATACCCGGACATGAGGGAGCGCACCGCCAGAACCAGCGGGGCGGCTTTTCAGAAAATGACAGGCATCAAGGCCAGTAGGCGGGGTTCGTCGCGAAGTCGGCGGGGATAGGTTCCAGATCTTTCAGCGTGCGTGCTGCGAAGATATGGGCCTGTTTGTGGTTCAGCGCCGCGTAACCAAAGCGCATCGCGGTTTGCGCATCCATTGGATGGGTCGTGTTGTCCGCTGCGATCCACCGGAATTCTGGCGGTACATTCGGATCAAGAAGGCGTTGCCATCCGAAGTCGCCCGGCTCCGCGCCGTAAATGGTGATAGCGTCTGTTGCCGCCGCTTTCGCGCCTGCAATGTTTTCGCGGTCTTCGGGGCGTGATTGGTAATGGACGCCTTCGAAGATGAACCCGATGTCGATACGGCGGTCGCGCTCGCGGTCAACATCGAAGGCGGATGGGGGAGCCGTCAGCGTCTCAGACACTTCAAGCTCCAAAATTTCGGCGGGCGTCAGTTCGCGTTCGCTGCTTTCGCCGGTCGATACGTCATAAGTCAGCATCTTCATCCGCGCAGACCTTCAAGATAGAGAAATCCGTGCTGAATAGTTGTGGCAACGGTCAGCCTCAGACGAAGCGCGTTCATTGCTATTGCGCGCTTATCAAAGTCTCCGATGTGGCGAGCCACTCTATTTTCGCCATTCTGATAAAGCATGCAGTGGCATTCACCGGATGTGGTTCTGGCTTTGTTAAAGTTATGAAGGAACACGGTTCCGACGCTTGCAACTCCCGTTGCGTTGTGGTCCCCAATCGGGAAGTGCTGACCAGCCCCGGCATCCACCTGGCTCGCTTTGACGTCAGAGACCGCGTTATAGTTTCCTTGTTGCAAGGTCCAACGGTGTTCATCGCTATCCGCATAGAAGCTAGTTCCACCATTCGAGGAATAGACGAAATTGAAAGAGCCTTGGGCATTCATAATAACCGAGTAGCGCATTCGCAGGGCGATAAAAGGGTCGAGCCCCGGAATGTTGAGGATGGATAACCCGGTTAAGTCGAACGAATTGATAAATTCCCATCCGCCGAGAAGTTTGCGGGCTTGCGGTTGGGTAAGCGCCTCCGCCGCACCTTCGCCGTCAGATGCCCGACCGAGCAGACCCGGAGCGGGTAGCGTTTTCGGACCGTTGATTTTGCCGTCAAGAGCGGTCTGTTGAGCCGTGCTGACCGGCTTATCGGCGTCAGCAGTGTTATTGACGTTCCCAAGGCCCACGTCATTTTTTGCAAGACTGAAGTCTGCCGAAAGCTCTTTGCCGTTTACTTTTCGGGTGACTGGCACTTTCTCTGCAAGGCCATCCGAAAGCGCCTGCGAAGTGGCGTAATACGCTGGCAATTGCCCGCCGAACTTAAGGGTATCCGGTGCCTTGCCGCCGATAATAATCTGGTCAATCTGTTCCTGTGCCAGCGTAATTGAATGTTGCAGATTGGCGATCTGCGGCGCAACGTTGACCTGAATGTAATCAAGCGAAGCCTGAATGCCTTGCGCTGTCAGGCTTTCGAATGACGCTTCAAGTTCCTCGCGAGCGGTCAGCCGAGCATGAAGGTCGGCCATAGTGGTATTCCACAATGGCCGGTCAATGAGAGTCTTGGGCCATGATGGAAGCTGATAGGCGTCAGACCTCTCTGGCATAGTCAAGCACCTCCTCACCTTCCTGCTCGATGATCGCCGCAACGACCGTCCCGAGCATTTCAATTTCGTTCAACGGCCTGAAGGTGAAAGCCCCTCGTTTGACCGGGCGCGACAGCTTCACCTTGTAGGATTTTTCCGTGTCGATCTGGAAAGCCATGGGAACCCCTTAGAGTGCTGCAATGAACGCGTCCTGCACGAACGGCACGGACACGACATTATTGGTGGTGGCGGCAGGGCGCATGCGGGCGGCAGTCGCCGACGCGCCGAGCGTGTAGGTAGAAAGATAGGTCCGACGCGCAGGCATCTGCGGATCGATCGTGATTTCAGTGGTGCTTGGGTTGACCACCGTGTTGCCAACCATGATGGCGGGCGTGAAGGTGTGGCGGTCAGCATCGAAGGAATCCAACGTGTATTGCGTCTGGATGCTTGTGGTTGCGAAACCGAACGCAAAACTGTCACTGACCGCCCGCATGGTGTTGCGGTTTCGGGCAACACGGGAAATCGCTTTCTGATCAAGCTGGATCATAGGCTGCAAATCAGCCGTGCCCATCATGACCATGCGCAATTCCACCGAAGCGGGAAGCCCAACAAGCGGGTTCGTCGTCGGGTCGCCGTCATCCAGTTCGGTCCAGACGGTCGAACCGGATGGCCGGATTTCCCAGCCGAGCGTGCAGCCGCCCGGCACCCAACCAGCAAACAGCATGTCAATCTGCGTCATGCCGTCCGCGAGGTTCAGCGCCTGCATCGGAATAACCGTGCGCGGGCTGCGATAGCGGGCAGCGTTCAGCCGGAAGCAGATATCCGTTTCCGTCGATCCTTGCGCGAACGCGCCGTCAGTCGTGAGGAACTGCGTGCCGCCAGTATACTTGTTCGACCCGGAGATATGCAGCGCATGCGCGCCGGTTGTTACGGTGACGAAGGCATAACGCTTGCCGCTTTCCAGCAGCGTTATCGGCAGAACCACCTTGTTCCAACCAACGACGAGATCGGCATGGTTCAACTTGCCCTGCGCAAGCACTGCATCGAAACGTGGCATGCCCCCGGTCGTGGTTTCCACGATGAACACATGCACGTCGCCGTCAGCGCCGACACGGGCAAACGACAGGTCCAGACTTGTCACTTGCATCGGCTGCGCCACAAGGAACGATTGGCCGTAGATGGAACCGTTAACACCCACATCTTCGGTCACATACTGCCAATATGGTTCGCTGTAGATTTCATAGCGAACCTGCCTCACACCATAGGTTTGGTGGCCCGGTCCGTAGTTTGCGCCGACATAGACCACCTCGAAGGCCTCGCCACCGACATTCAGCATTTGCCCCACCCTGGAATCGCCTCCAAGACCGGACCAACCCGCCGCATTCTCGCAAGCGCCCATTGTTGGACCGTACGTGATGCGGATGCGGGATGCTTCCTTGCGGACAAGAGTGGTTTCCGTATGAACCAACTGCGAGATATTAAGCGTGCCATCCAGCGACGTGTTAGCAATGCGTGTCACCTCATCAAAGGCAGGCACCATGCGACGACCGCGAAACGCAATCTTCGGGTCGTCTTCCGCCTGCACTTCAAGGCGAGCTTGTCCTTCGGCAGCAAACCCGAACCGGACACCCTCTTCAATCCGCGCGAGCCAGTCCACATGCGCCATATCCCAACGGTCGGAGATAAGGCCGTCATCGAACACATAGGCCCGTGCCTCGTCCGGCAAATCGACTTTCAGCCTCGCTGCGCCGATATCGCGTTGCATCTGGCGGATGATGACCGGACGCGGGATTTCGGTAAGCTTGCCCTGAATATTGACGATCTGCGTTTCAATCGTTTCGGTCCTCATGAAAAGGCCATCCAGATCGACTTCAAGCGCCGTGACGCGGCCCTCCACTTCAAAGAGGGTTTTCACGCGGTCGCTGTTGCCGGGTTCGATTGTACCGACCCCGGAAGAGGTCAGCAGCACGAAGGCAATGCAAGCGTCCGTTGATGCTACAACTGGCTTAACAGGAACCGGGTTTGCTTCGCCCGGCTGCACAATCAATTCGACAACACGGCGAATTGTCTTCGGCGTGGTGCGGTTGACGATGACGCTGGTTTCAGGATCATCGGACGTTTCAAACGGGCGGTTTGCCGTGTCCGTCACTTCCTTGCCGCGCAGGAGAATGGCAACCCAACGCTGGTCGGAAGCTGCCGCCGGGATATGAAGCTGGAGGTTCATATCGTTCGGCGCTTCCTGCGCATAGACGATTTCCCCGGCGACGTACCGGCCAGCCGACACCGTGATTTCCTGCGCCGATTTACGCGCCACTGTGAACGCGGCCCAATGGGCGGGATAGCCAATGGCATCCAGCCAAAGGCCGTCCGTTGCGGCCTGCGCCTGCAAACCGATGGCCTCGAAATCCGCGTGGTCGGCGATTTCAGCTTCTGCAAAGGAAGTGCGCTGCATGTGTCGTTACCCTCAATCCAGCCGCTTGCGATCCATGTAACCGCCGAAGGCATGGCTTCCGTCGATGAAAATGTTGTCGTTAAAGGTGATGCCGCGCCGCCAAGCGAAGGACACCGAATAGAGCGTTTCCGGCGTCTTGGCGGTCGTCATGGCGCGCTTGGCGCGGCGGATAGGTTCGAGGTTGATGGCCGTCATAGCGGCCCGCCCGAAGGGGCTGCGGCCAATCTGAAAACGGTTCTTCGGCGCTGTCAGCGTGACGCGAATAAGGTAATGCGCAACGAAAGGCTGGTGCGCTATCGGTGTGCGACCAATCACCGCCCGCCCGAAGGTGAAGCGGTTAGGATGCGCGATGCGGTCAACAATTTCCGCATCGACGAAGGCAAGATAACGTTTCAGCCCGACAAGCGTGCCTTTGAGCGCCGCCAATGGTGACGCGGGATAGAGCGTCGAAACCCCGGCACATTGTGCAATCATTTCCCGTTTGCGCTCTTCGGTCCAATCATCAAACCAGAGATCAACCGAATGATGCACGGCCAGCCACGGCAGAAACCGTGCGGGCGTCTGGTAGGGGTCCATCAGAACCGCGTAAGGTATCGGCAGATCATCCGACATACCGGCGGCGAGCGCTTTTTCGAATGGCTCCGCCGACGATGGCAGCAACACACCTACGTCGCTCATGCCCGTACCTCGACAGTGATGTTAAGGCTGGTCATCACCGGCACCTTGTAGGCGTCAGGCTGGATGACAACCGGCGCAAGGTCGCGCACCCGGATAACGCCTTCACCGAAGGCGGCACCCGAAAAGAGCGCTTCCGGGATTTCGCCGCCAATCAGGATGCGGGCGGTCGCCGCTGCGGTGACACGCTTTTCCGCTTCCTGCCGGACGATATCCGCAGACGGCCCGACCGCCGGAATTTCGAGGACAAGCGAGACCGCGTATTCCGTCCGCCCGGCGGCCATGACCGAGATAGCCACGGCTTCCGGCGCACGGTTCGGGTTCGTTACCGATGCCCGGACTGTATCCAGCTCCAAGGCAGTCGGAAGCCTGCCCATCGGGCCGATGACAACAACATCGGTATCACCGCGACGGCCATGGACAGCCCGGCCATTCACCCGCGCATCCCAAAGCCCAAGGGCCTTGTCGGCAGACTGAGGCCAAGCCGTCCACGCATCATAAAGATAGCGACCGGCAGAACCGGCGGACGGCAGATCGTAAGACAGCAGATAACGCCGCAACAGCGCGTCATCGCCTTCCATGATCGCCGCCGCATTCGCGGTTGCGGCAACCACGGTCAGGCGAACGATGTTCCGGTTTGCCGCGATAGCGTCCAGATTGGACCCCTTCGCATATGCCGCCAGCAGCGAACGGAAAGTGTCATTGACGTTCTGCCGGTCCAGCAGGCGCAGGTATGACCAAGCTTCACCGACGACGCCCGCCGGGTCCGTTTCGAGATCCTGCACGTCATATTTCGGTAAGGACGGATCGACCGCCCGAAGCGTGTTCCAGAATGCAAGGAACCGGGCCTTGAATTCGCTATAGAGCGTTTCGAAATCCAGCGGGCTAATCGCATCGGGCAACGGCAGGCGGGAAACATCAATCGTCGTCGGTGCGTAAATCGCCATGGTCATCTGCCCGGATAAATGACGCGGACGGTGGCACTCTCCGCAATGGAGTAATCGCCACGATGGCCGCGAGGATAATAGGTGCCGAAGATATCCAGCGCGATAACGCCACCGGCATCCGCTTGGGTCACGCGCCCGGCAGTCATGCGGAAGCGCGGTTCCCATTCGAGGATTGCGGTTGCGGCGGCGGAGTAGAGCGCAAGCACATTCCGCCGCGTCATCTTGCTGTCGATGAAATCAGGGACATCACTGCCGAAGTTTCGGCGCATGACGCGCGAGCCTTTCGGCGTTTTCAGGATTTTGCGGATTGACTGCTGCGTATGCGGCCAGTCATTCAGCGGCGCGCCGGTCTGCCCGTTTACGCCAGTTGAGCTTGCCATGGGCGCTATCCTCTTTTTCAGGGAAAACGACATTGCCGAAGGGCGGCGCAAGCTCGCGGGCTTCGTCGTCGGTCAAAGGGATGGTTTCGCCAGCCGACCGCCAGCGCCCGGCGATTTCGCAGCCGGTTCGAACCTTGTAGTTTTTCATGGAGCTTTCCTCAGTCTACCGCGAAGACATGTTCCGAGCCTTCGACAATCGGCCAAAAGCCGGAAGAAGAACCGGACATGACGTGCACCTTGTCGCCGATCCGGGCAACACGCTTGCCGCCGTCACCGCCAAGCTGCACGTTTGGCGATTCAACAATCACTTTCGGCGACGTGATTTTCGCCTGTCCCGCCGATGCTTCAATGACGGTATCGCCGATCTTGATGTGAAACGGCGTGTCGCTGTTCTCGCGGGCGTTGTCGTCGCTGTAGGTTGAAAAATCTATCTGCGCATCGGTCATGTCGCCGTTTTCGGAAACAACATCCACCTGTTCGCCGACGCTGTAGAGGACATCGACCTTGACGCCACCGGCAGCAAGGGTCCGCGCCTTGATCCATGGCGTCAGATAGGGCTTTCCCGCCTGTTCCGACAGCTTGACGCGGTACTTGGATTTGTCGTCGCTGACTTCCGCAATAGTTCCCTTGCGCCGCCGGTTGCGATTGCGGCGCTCAAGTTCGGCCATTCGCACATAAAGGTCTGTGATCTGGTCCACCAAACTGGCCATCAGGGCGACCCCTCGTAAGGTGTGATCAACATGGCGTCGGCCTCGTCATGGATAAGACCGTATCGCCGCATTGCCGTCTGCAATTCACTGGCATCGCCGGAAAGTTGCGCCCGGATGAGGACGATCTTTTCCTCCATGGACGGATCATTCGGAACAAGGTCGCTCTCGCATTTGGCGAGGAACCGGGCAAAGGGCGAACCCGGCTTAAGCGATTCTCCGCGCACAGGTTCGGCGACCATGTTGGCCGTGATCTTCAATTGGTGCGCGGCGAGCCGCATACCGTTCGTATCGCCACTAATCCGCGACCGCGAGACGGACTGAAATGACAGGCAGAGCGAGCGGAAGATTTCCGCCCATTCGTTATCGGGATCATTGAGCGCATCGCCGGTCTGGCGAAGCGCCAAATCAAGAAGAAACTCGAACGTCGCATCCGTTGCGGGCATGCCGAGAATAACGCTTTCTTCCGTCTCGGAATCGGTGACCGCGTGTGCCGTGGCTACGCCGGACTCGAATACGATATCAAGAAGACCGGGAGACGACAGGGAGCGAAGCTCAAGACCGTCCGCAACCTTGGAACTGTCAGTGTAAACCGAGATAAATTGCTTATCCTTGTCCGTCCGCAATGAACCATCGGCAGCGATATCGAGTACGCCGATTTCGCTGTCCAGAACGTTCGAGCCGACAACGGTGTTTCCCTTCGTCGCCTCCACGGCGGAGATGCGGGCGGCAAAATTGATAAAGGACATGGAAGCTCCTAAATCTCTTTCAAGGCGACAGCGATAAGGTTGCTGTGCCGGTCGCTGACGAAATCAACCGACCAAGCGGGTTCGCCCGCCCGATCCATCGCCCGCACCCGGTCGCCGGATTTGAGCGCCGGACCTTCGTAGGTCGAACGGTCAATGAACAGAACAGCGTCCGCCGCAGCGAAGCGGACACGATGAGGGCCGCTCACGGCGTTGCCCGCCGGTCGCGTTGTGTCGTCTTCCGTGTGCAGAGCTTCGCAGCGGATGACGATCTGCGGGCGGTCCGGGTCCGCCTTGCCGTTAGCCATGAACGACAGACGGACCGTTTCGCCAAAAGCGCCGCCAACCTTCCGGTCAACGGCAGCTTCCAGTTTTCGCCAATCGACCATGTTACTGGTCAACCAGCACTTCGCCGAAATCGGACGGATTGATTGCATCCGCAGCTGCGTATCCAATCTTCGGACTTGCGCCACCGTTGTCAGCGGTTGTTGCTTTAGCGCCATCCCAATAAAGGATTGCACCTTCAGCCCACCCTTGCGCTTTGGTCTTCGGCAGAGTGAAGAGACCCTTTCGGGCAATATTGAAGCGCTGGCCAGCCTTGGCGGAAACCTCCGCTACACCGAACAGCTTGCCGATAAGAACGCCGTCGCCAGAATTGACATCGGCGGGCGCGGTGACTTCCACCGTATCGGCGGGGCCTCGATAATTTTTCATGGTGATCTTCCTTGTGATCAACGTGACAGGAACGGGAAAGCCGGGAGGATCTCCCCCGACGAAGTCAGGTAGGCGGCTTACGCTTGGCCGGGGTTGCGATAGCCGAAACGGAAGTCGGTCGCGCCGCAGCCGAAATCGTGTTCCACCGACATGCTGAAACCCTGCGATCCGAACGGCTCGTCCATGCGAACGCGCGGAGCCTCGTAACCTTCGAGGTAGCCCCAACGGTAATTGGAACCGGTCGCCGGGTCGGCAAAAAGATGCCAGGAGTTGTCGGCCACCTGCGACGTTTCCACGAGTTCGAACTTGCCGGAGAAAATATTGACCGTGGAAACCGTGGCGGGCGTGATCGACGCCAGCAGCTTTTCCGCTTCGGTCAACTGGTTCGGGCCGACCAGCATAATACGGGCCGGGTTCGCCAACATCGGTTTCTTGTCAATCGTCTTCTGCTGGCTCATCGCCTTGCGGCCATCACCCACGCTATCGACCGTGATAGCCGAACCCGCTGCGGCAAGGTTTTCATGATCGGCGTGGAACACAGCCTTGCCGTCTGCCAGCTTGCCGTCGAAAGCACCGGCATAGAAGGTGACTTCTTCGAACAGGGCGACCGACGCACCATAGCTCGTCAACAGTTCGGCGATGGCGCCAAGATCGTCATTGATGAGCATTTGCCGGCTGATATTCAGGGCGATGGCATAGCTGAAAGCCTGCACGGCTTCCTTGCCTTCCCCGAACGAACCGAACTTGATCTTGCCGTTTTCCAGAATCTTTTCCAGCATCGGGAAATCGCCGGTCTTAACGACCGTATCCGGGCGGAAATCGCGGAAGTTCTTCTTGCGGGCAAAGCGCTTGAACGTTGGCTGCGCCAGTGCGTAACGCTGTTCCAGCGTGCGGTTAACAGCGCCTTCGAAGATGACGGGGAAATCCGAAGTCGAATGCGCGGCGCGGCTAAAGATGTTGTCGATATCGCGCGCGTTCAACATCCGACGACCGTGATAGTTCACGCAGTCGGCAGCGATATCAACCAGACCTTGGCCCATGTACTGACGGGCGGCGGCAGACGGGCCAGCCTGCGGGACCGGCGCGCCGAGACCATAGGCGAGCGCTTCGACACGGGCCGAACGGGTGGTATCGGCTTCGTCGTTGCCGACCTGCACGCGAACGCGGCTGTCGGTCGGGGCGGTGCGTTCATTGGTCACCATGTGATCCAGCAGCAGGCCCCGGAAGCTGTCCAGCGAAGTGCCGGAGCGGATATGGTCACGCGCGAAGTCAGGGAAGCCCGCACGCGCCGCCAGATCATCGATAGTCGTCACGCGCTCGCGTTCGGCGCGTTCCGCGTTCTGCGCAACGGCCTGCGGCGTGGTGTTGACAGGCGTGGGAGCCGTACCGCCTCGCTCCGCAGTTTCGAGCGTTGCAATCCCGGCGCGGACGCCATCCAGTTCGGCAAGAATATCCGAATGCTCTTTTTCGATGGCGCGGGCGGCTTCATCGGAAAGACCTTCCACCAGTTCCTTGCGCTTGTTTTCGGCACGCGTCGTCAGGTCGGCGGCGGTCGCCCGCAATGCCAGCAGTGCCGGGCTGGCCTGATAGACATGATCCAGAATGCCGCGCGTCTGCACGTACGCATCGTGGCTCATGAGCGAGGCCGCGTGGGAAGGGTCAGCGGAAAGAATGGTGAAGGCAAGACCGAAGCAGACGATTGCGGCGACGGTCGCGAAAACATATGCAGCCTTTTTCATGGCGTGCGGTTCCTTTTGTATTACCGGGCAGGACAAGCGCCGTCGCCCTGCATCCCCGGTGGAAGTCAGGCGGCGAACTGGAAAAATTGGAATGAGTGTCAGCCGAAGAGTCGTTCGGCTTCGGCCATGCGCATGCGAGCGGCCCGAAGGTCGAGACATGCCGCAGACTGGATAGAGAGGGGGAACGTGGCTTCGCTGGATCGAACCTGCGCGCCGGGATCGGCTGGAACGGTCACAAAAGAAATCTCGTTCGGCGTCCAGCGCTCTACGAAAATCTTTTCGACCTCGCCTTTCTTCGCCGCTTCCTCCACCCGGATTTTATCGATGGAGTAACCCACCGACACATTCTTGATGATCTTGTCAGAGACCAGCCCGAACATGCGGTCGGCGGCGAGGTCAATCCCGGCCTTGGGGAAACGGATGGTCGCCCAGCCTTCGCCCTTTTCGATCCATGCCCGCTCAACAACGGCGATCTGCGAAAACGTGGACCACCGGGAATGGCTGTCCAGAACCGGCGCACCCAAATTCATGCGCGTGAGGTCCAGCGCCCGTTCGCTAACGACAAGGACTTCATCGAACGGGACAGCCGTGTCCCATCCGGTATAGCGCAGGCGGCGCACCGCAGCACCGGTCGTGAATACCAGCGTTACGGTGCGCGCCTCTTCATCGATAGAACTGACATTGAGGTCATGCCCGCGAACCTGCATCGGCAGGGAGGCGGGCGCTTTGCGCAGTTCAAGTTTCGTCATCGTCGGGGTCCTTGTCGTCGTCTTCCGACTTGTCGTCGGGCGGGTCGTCGGCTTCGTCACGCTGTTGCAGCTGTCCGGCCTGAGACATCCGCCGGGGGTCGCTGTCGAGAACAAGCTTGCGCTTGTCGATCTTGGCAGCATCGGACGCGATTTCGTCCAGCACATCATCCGGGTTTTCGCCCATCTCGGCGATGACGCTGGAGAGCGAACGGAAGCCCGACCGCACTTCCTTGATGCGGGCGTTCACGTCTTTCAGCGGGTCGGCGGAATAGAAGCGCGGCGGCGACCATTCCACGGCAACCTTGGGCGTCTTGATGATTCCGGCGAAGTAAGCGGCTTCGCAGAACCAGTCCCAAATCGGCTGCAAAACCATCGGAATAAGGATCAGCCATTGAACAGCGGAGATCGTCCGGCGAAAGCCTTCCAGCCCGATCTTGCTGGACGAATAGTTCACCTTGTCCAGCCGACCCGACATGATGGCGTAGGGAACCCGCCAGCCCGCCGCGATGGTGTGCAGCATGGAAGACTTGTAGGGATCATAGCTATCCGTCACCGCCGGTTGCGAGAACTCCATGCCCCGGCCACCAACGGCATTGTAGAACATGCCGGGTTCGAATTTCTCGACACGCCTGCCGTTGACATCATAAATGCCCGGCGTTGTCGGACTATTATCTGCCATGGGCATGCCAAGCTGGTCCCCTTCGTCGCCGCCGGTCATCACACCGACAAGGCAGGCTTCTAGCCGCTTACGCGTCAATTCCGCCTGTTCGTAGGACGCCAGATCGTAGGTATCGGCCATCGCTGGCGTACCCCACGGCGCTCCCATCACCTGCGTTCGCTGCTTTTCGAAAGCATGGGCAATGTCGGAAGCGGGAACCGGCTTCGACACAATCGTGGATTTCGGGTCAAAGAAGCTGTTGCCCGGGTGCGAACCGAACATCCAGTAGGCGCGCTTCCTGCCGATGGCATCAAATTCGATGCCTTGGATGATCTTGCCGCCATCGGAAAGGACGCCTTCCTTGGTCGTGTCGATCAGGTCCGATTCAAGAACCTGCAATTGCAGCGGGACCGGCAGGCCACCTTCCAGCCTGCGGCGGCGGCGGCGCACAATGCCGTTGCCGCTTTCGAACATTTCACGGGCCGTCAGGTTGACGATACCGTTGAAATCAAGATCGCCGTCCGCATCGCAAACCTTGCTCCACTCCGCAAAAAGCTTGTTGAGCTTCTTGTTTTTCGAACGGGGAATGATGCCGTCACCGATGGCGTGGGTGACAAGTTCGTGGATCGCCTTCGCAGCATAGGGATTGTTGCGGGCGAGATCGCGCATGCGGTTGCGCAGGGTCCGACCGGCGCGCGCTATTTCCGCGTCCGCCGATGTTGATGGTGCGTGCCTGCCGGATTTCAGGCGGCTGGTCTCTGCGCCAGCGTATGCGCGCGACATGATTTGCAGCGCGGCGCGGTGCTTTACCCGTCGAAGGCCAGCTTCGGGCGAGAAATAACCAATGGTCCGGTCAAGAACGGTTGCGATGCCCATCAGTCGAGCGCCGCGAAGATCGTACGGGAGCCGCCCGACCGGGTGGATTTGAGGGCGGCAAGTGCCTCCCTCATGTCTTTGAGAGAGTGATATTCCACCTCGCGGCGCGTGCCGCCAGAGTGGAATATCACCTTTCGCGCGCCCATTGCGATTGCATCTTCAAGCGCAGCAATTTGATCGTCAGTTGTCGCCATTATGCAAGCCACTCCGGTTTCGCGATTTCTTGTGTGTAGGTGGCGACCGCCGGTTCGGGCGGTGTCGAAAGTTCGCCCTCGCGGTGCGCCCAGTTGGCATTGACCATCTGGCGGGCGGCGAAGGCGTATACGGTGCAGTCAAGCGCCTCGTGGCGTCGGCCCGGTATCGGAACAAACTGGCGGCTTGGCTGGCCGCGCAGATAGCGGACTTCCATCTTTTCGCCCGCAAGCTGCTCGTACCAGACATCGGCCAGGTCCTTCGAAAACCGGATGGACTTGGGCCGGGCCAGCCTGCCGAAAATGTGGCTCTTGATGCCGTCCACGCCGACGATGAAAAGGCGTCCGCCCTTCACGTTGGTTTTGGAACGCTCAATCCAAGGCCGGTTTCCTGCCGCGCCCTTGATCGCCAGAACGCGGCGATTGAAGCGGGGGAAGGCAAACCGGTAGACGGTCTCCATCGTTTCGCCGTCAGAGCTATCGACGCAAACGGCATCCACCTTGATCTTGCCGCCAAGCGGATGGTCCCATTTTGTGGTCAGGGCAACATCGAGTTCGGCCCATGTTGTGTGGTCGTCATACCGACCCCACACAACGGTATGGCCGAGAATGTAAGGGATGCCCTCTTTGTCCCAACCCACGAAGGTTGCTTCCAGACGATCATCCTGCACGTCCACGCCGACCGTGATAATCAGGACTTGGACCGGGATGTTTTCTAGTCCGAAATCTTCGGCACGGCCTGCAAGCTCGATATCGTCCAGTTCGTCGCCGTCCTCTTTCCAACCTTCAGCAAGGATGGTGTTGACGAAGGTTTGCAAGGTCGAAGGGTCGTTTTTGACCGTGACGAATTCGCGAGCCAGCCGCCCCCAGGAGGCATTAGGCAGAAGCGAAATCAGGGCGTTCATGCGGAAACCGGCATGATCCTTGATTTCCGGCCGAAGAGCGCGCCAGCGGCCATTCGCCACCATGCCCGGCTTGTGCCGTTCGTCCACCACAGAACCGCACTCGACGCAAACATAATACGCCTTTTCCGGTTCACCTTCGGGCCAATGGATATCGGCCCATGTGATTTCATGGAAGTGACCGCACTCGGGGCAAGGCACTTCATAGATTCGCTTGTCGGACTGCTCGTAGGCCCGCAAGACATAACTGGTCGCCTCGTAAACAGGCGTGGAACCCATTACAATCTTGCGGTCTGCGAAGGACAGCGTGCGGCGTTCCGCCAGCAGGATCGGCGAACCTTCCTTCGTCGCGTCCATACCGTCCGCCTCGTCAATGAAGAGGATGCGGACATTGTGACGGCGCAGGTTGCGCGGTGCCTTGGCGGCAATGACTTTCAGAAACCCACCGGGGAAGCGGCGAGCAAGCAAGGTGTTTCGCCCGCCTTCGCTGGTGTCGCCGGTCAACAGCCCGCGCAATGTCGGCGAAGCGTCGAAGATCGGCTCCACGTCCGAAACCATATAGTCGCGGCAGTCGGCCTCTGTCGGCAGAAGCGAAAGGATCGGCGACGGGTCGTTCGAACAGAAACTTGCCATGGCGCTGGTCAGCAGCGTCGTGAAGCCGACGCGGACCGGCTTGACCAGCGTTACCCGCTCAATCGCGGTATCACCAATCGCATCGGCAATTTCACGCTGCGGAGGCCACAGCCGAACCTTGCCAGTGAGCGAAGAAACGCCTTCCGGCAGATGGACGGTATGTTCAATCCATTCCGACAGCCGAAGTTTCGGCGGCGGCAACAGGCTGTCCCATACCGCTCGCCGCAATGTCGCCAGCGCCGTTGTCATCGTCCTCGTCACCAAGTTCGGTAAGCGCCGACCGGATTTCTTGGCCGATCAGGTCCACATCGTAGGTCGTGAGATGCGGGAGCATCTGCCGACAGCGCGAAGGCACCGACAGAACAGCGTTGCGGATGCGTCGGCCTATCGAAACCCACTCGTTCCGCACGTCCGTCATCGGAACCAGTTCACGGCGCATGGCGGCGTTTTTCATTGCCGTCTGGTCGGCCTGTTCTCGCGCCAGTCTGGCGCGTTCGGTGGTCAGAACATCGGCACCATCGCCACCGCGACCGGCAGCGACCATGCGCAAATGCTCACAGTAAAGTTGAATGGACTGGCGAAGATCGAAGCGATTCCGTTCTGTCTTCACCACGATTCCACGCTCTACGAAATCCGACACCGCCCGCTTCGAAACCCTCAGCAGTTCCGCCAGTTCGGATGCGGTGATTTCGATATCGAGCGGGTTCTTTTCCGGTTCGGCAGGTGCCGTTTCGGTAAGCAGCGGGAGGCTTTCGCCAGCTTCCGCATGTTTCTTGTGCGATTTGGCTGCGAAACTCGGGCTGACGTTGAACTTTGCCGCCGCTTCCCGAACGGTGTGGCCCTCGTCCATGAAGGCCACGACCTGTTCACGCAACTCGTCAGGATAGCTCTTTGCCATCTGATTCCGATTCCATCGAAAGGGCGGTGGAACCCCCCTATAATTTTCTTCACAGAGCGAAATCCCGCAGTCGCCCACACCCGCTACTTGGCCTCTTTTGGGGGAGGACCCGACCGAGGGGGGGGGTATGGGGCGGGTCGCGACCGGGGGTCGGGGTGGCTGGTCAGGGGACCAGCTTGGCAAGGGCCGCTTCGACCCGCTCTTTCAACAAAGGCGCTGCGATGCGCTGGAATGCTTCGGCTGTCGCGCCGCTGGTCATTTCCTTCGGGATGAAGACGCCCGAGCGGGCGAAGGTGATCTTCGTGCCGGAGCGATTGAGCCGGTAATAGGCATGTCCGTTGAACTGCGCCACCGGCTTACGGTCGGGGAACTGCCCGCCACGCAGGAACGCGCCGGGATAGAGCGTCGACTTGCCGAATGGTCGCGCCACGACACCGGCTTCGGTTTCCTTCGGGCGCAGATATTTAAGGCGAATGTTGCCGCCCCGCGTGGTCATGTCATAGACGAACCGGCCCGGCTTTGCGGTTGCCGGATTGCCGATGGCCTTTACGATGGTGGCACGCGGCAAGCCGGTCTGTTTCGTCAATTCGCGGATGACAACGGTTTTCGTCCTGTTGCCGACCTGATTGACGATGCGCGGCAGAACTGTCGGGAAGCGCCGTTTCAATTCCGCTATACGGTCGCCGTATTCCGCAAGATTGCGGTCGGCCCACTTCATGGACAGAAGAGGCGTCATCAGATTTTCCCGAAAGTTGCCTACACCCTATGCAAACGAAAAAGGCGACCGGGTTAGGGTCGCCTTCGCTCAAGTCCGCCGATGATATAGCTGTCGCACTGGCCTTGAATCGGTCTCTCTGGCGAGAGGGTCAAGGCAGGGTCTACCCGGCATATCCGCGTGGGAGGCTTTAACTCCACTCGCCGGTCGAGACCGACGCGCTTGCACAGGATCAGCAGATCATCCTGCACTATGCATAGTCACAACTTTTCGAGCAATGCAAGAGAGGTTTCGACAGGCGTAACAGCACCAAACATCTCTACGACGATGATAGCGCCGCTCGCGATACGTTCGCCGTCAACCACCTTATCCTTGCGCAGTTTGGTGACATGGCCAGTGAAACCCGCAAACGGCCCACTGTTGAAACGAACGCCGTCGCCCCGCCGAAAGCTCTTGCAGTGCTCCAAATCAAGGTCAAGCTCCTGAGTACCGAAGAGCTTGAATCGATTCATTTCCTCGTCTGATACACGATGCGGCGTGATCATGCCGCCGACGAAGCCAGCCACACCTTCCAGCCGGGCAATCCCGCAAACTGCGGCGGGAGAATACACGATGTTGACCAGCACATAACCGGGCATCATCGGGCGAGAAACATCATGGATAACCCGACCACGAACGACCTGTTTACCGCCGTTCTCCATAGGCAAAAAAGTTTTCACCCCGGCTTTGCTAAGGGCGTCTTCAACAGCTTTTTCCGCCTTATGCTTCGTCTCCACCACGAACCATTCGTGTTTCCCCGGCTGATTCTCCGCCGCCATGGAAAGCATGGTGACGTTGAGTCGCTTCGTGTTCTGCATCTGGTCGAACAGAGACGCAAAGCGCGTCAGGTCATAAAGCTCCGGGTTGACCGGCTTGCTGGCGGCATAAATCTTCACGTTATGCATCATTGGAGCGTCCCTCGTTGATGGAGATAAGGAAATTGGAAAGCGCGGCATCAACTGCCGTTTCGAGATCGTCAGCCCCGTCATCGACCGGGGGGAAATAGACCCATTCGGGCGGATGCTCGATAAAGGGCCAGCCGTTGCGCTCATGCAGCCGCTTCCAGACCGCGAACACATCGCTGTCACGATGCACCTGCCGGAAGTCCTGCACAAAGGGGAGAAGCGCTAGCGATGTGGTGTACGGCTCACGGCGGTTAGCATGGTCCCGCATGGCGTTGACGACAGGCCAGCCGTTGTCACGCCGCTTTTCGTGCAAAAGCTGTTCGCGGGAAATCATGCCCTTGGCGATGCGGGTTTCGTCAAAGCTGGTCACGTTAAAACGCCCGGTCGGCTCTTTCGACAGAGCTTCAAGGCGCGTCCCCATCCAGAGCTTGCCGCACACCTTGGCGATGCCGCGCGTCTGGACAGGCTCCGCAAGAGCATGTTCCGGCAGGTCGCGCCAGTGGCGGTTTTTGAGATAGACCGCTGCGGCCATCAGGTCGGCGGGCTTGGCCCAACGAAGATAGGCGGGCGTCCGCTCCACGCACTCGGTCCGATCTTCCGGGGAAAGGGCGAACCATGCGTTGCGAGCGAATTCAACGTCGCCCTTCTTCCACGTCGCATACCAGAGCGTGAAGGCGTGCTCTATCTTTTTTCGATCAGCCTTTTTCAAAACTCCCTCTTCCGCGCCAGCGGCTGGAGAGTTTTCTGGAATGTTAGTTGGAAGATTCTTATCTTGGTGGAACTCCTCCACCACCTTCGGGTCGTCATTTCCACCACCTTCGGGAACCATTTCCACCGCCTTTTCGGCGGAACGTGGTGGAACTGTTCCACCACCTTGACGGCTTGCGGCATCGTTGGAACGTGGTGGAGGATTTCCACCACCTTCATTGTCTTCGCTGCTGGCGGCACTGCCGGAAAGGTCGCGACCCGGCCAGCGCGCAACATATTCGTTCCGCTTCCATTTCTGGCCGCGAAAACCGTGTTGCGTGACGACGATCCAACCGCTTTCTTCGGCGATTTCGAGGTGTTTCAGGACGGTTTTCTTATCGAGACCCGTCAGGTCCACCAGTTCCGAAATCGGCGGGTAGCAGGAACCGCCGGTCGCATCCATTTTCAGGCCAAGCGTATGCAGCACAAGGCGTGTGATCGGCGGCAGGCCGGATTTTCCGACCGCGTGACGCCATGACCATGCGCGCGACATTGCGCCGTGATCCGGTTCCATCACTGTGCACCGCCTTTCCGCACCACGTCGCGCAGGAACGAGCGCACTGCATGGACACCGAGAACGACCGTATGCGGCAATCCGCCGTCCGGCAGGCGCGTGGCGTTGATGGCTGCGAATTCCACGTCCAGCGCGTCCACGCCCAGCGTAAAACGCGCTTCCTGCAAGACACGGCGGATTGTGGTGTGGTCGCGATAGATGACGCCCTGCGGCGCGCGCAAAAGCCAGTCCGCGCGCGCCGCGTCGGTCTCGCATTCCGCCAGAATTTCAACGATGGGCATAAGGTCGGTCATCGGCTGATTTCCCGCTCTACCTTGCGCGCCAGCGCGCGGTAGCTGTCCATCGCCTTGCAAAGATCACCATGCGCCCGGCGCTGGTCAGCAGCGGCCTTTTCGGCGCGCTCGGTCGCTTCCTCGCAGGCGAGGAACGCACCTTCCACCAACTTTGTCTCTTTCAGGAACTCGTCATAAAGCGGGTTCGAGCCTGCCGGGCCGAAGAACTGGTCGCGGACTTGCGCCACCCAATCACGGGGCACGCCCAAATCCTTCGCCACGGCAGAATCCGTCCAGGGGGATTTGTAGGCGTCCTTGGCGTAAACCTCATCCAGCTTGTCGTTAATAATGCGCCGGTCCTCGCGGCTCATTTCACGGGGCTTGTCTGCAATCGTCGCTACCGTGTCCACCATGGCTTTTTGTCCTTTACGCTTGGCCGGGGCGGCGTGGACCGGGCAGAAATCCTTGCGCGGATTGCTGCCGACCACCCATCCCTTGTTCTGAAAATGTTGTGTTGCCGCGATTGGCGGCTTGCGATTGACCCCGGTTTGATGCGGGAAATAGGCGACAGCACCGCAGCAGGCGCATGTGATCTGCATGGCCTTTGTGGACTTATCGCCGTAGGGGATGGAAACTTCTGGAAAGATGCGGTCGCTCACCGGGAACCCCCTCTTTTCCACGCTTCGAAGTCCTTCCGAAAATGAAGGAAGGCGGCTTGCGCGCGCGGGTCGTTGTCGATTTCTTTTTTGCTGGAAATGGCGAGGATGCTCTTTAGCCGCGTGTCAGCCTGCGCCTTGTCGCGCACCGGTCCGCCTGCGCCCTTGATTTCAAGAAAACGCTGGAAGGTGCGGTCGGAAAGCAGCATTGCGGCCTGCGCCGCGTACTTTTTCCGCACGTCTTCGGCTTCCTGCGCCTCCACCTGCTTTTTCAGGTTCCTTACGGCATCAGATGCCCGGCCAATAAGACCCAAAAGAAAGGCGAGGTTTTCCGCCGCCCCGCAAATGAGGTCGCGTTCGTCCGGCAGGGCGTCGGCATGAAGCGTGCAGATAAGCGCCTCATCACCCGTTGAGCGGCGAGCGATGACGGCGATGTTGGGTCCGCGCGGCTCAAATGCCCAAACGTCGCCTTCAATGCGCGCCGAAAGGTAGCGCAAGCGGTCAACGGCTTTTAGCTCGCGAGCGCGGGCCGGGTCGACAATCTTATTCATCGTTCAGCCCGCCATCATCGCCAGATACATCATGCTGGCACCAAGGGCGCCAACGGCGAAGCAGATCGACCCACTAACCAAATCAAGGCGGCATTCGTTGAACCGGACGCCAGCGCAAAGGCAGGTAAGCAAACCGACCACGAAGAAAGCGACGGCCATCATGCGACCTCGCTTTCTGCCGTCTCGGTAACTTCCTTCGGCTGAAAATCCTTCCAGTCCACGCGGCGGACAATGGTGGCGCTGCCATAGTTTCCGGCCTCGTCACGTTCCCAAACGAACCACGCCGTGTTCATGCGGCTGCTGGCTTTGTTGCCGTCCCATCCGTCGCGGTGCATCATCGGAAGGCGGCGCTTGAAGACGTAGACGCGAGCGGGCGGGCAATCGTCCATGACGAAATTGCGGTCATCGTCCGCGAAGCCGCAAAGGAAATTCAGATTGAGCAAAAGCGCCATTTTGCGCGGCCTGTAGACGCGCAGGGCGTAGGCCACGAAGGCATTGAGTATATCGCCGTAAGGCGGATTGGTGACGATATCGTACGAGCCGGCTTCCGGCGGCTGCGAGGTCAAGAAGTCCTGCACCGCCTGCAATTCGCCGTTGCTGTCCGCCGTGCTGTAGTCGTTGATATCGGCCAGCACCACGGCATAATGAAACGCTTCCAGCATACGCGATATCGCGCCGCGCCCGCAGGCTGGTTCCAAGACGCATGCGGTGAATTCTTCCAGCGCCAACAGCGTAAACATCGCCTCCGGCGGCGTCTCGTAAAGGTTCGCGCCGCGCTCTTCTTTCGTTGCGCTCGCCGTGCCGACCGCCGCACGAAGATTTGCCTTCGTCGGCTCCAGCCCGGCAGCAAGCCGCGCCTGAATCGCCCGTTCGACAATGCCGGGTTCACGATGTTCCGCCGCAGCAAGCTTGCGGGCTTCGTGGATTTCCTTGCGGGACAGGCCAGTTTCATCGGACGTAAAACCGTTTCCATCGGAAACGGTTTTTGGCCTTCCGCCTACCGACGCTTGGCCTGCCGCCTGCGCTTCGTCCCATTTGTCGGCAATAAGGATTTTCGCGCGGGCCTCAATCAAGAGCGCGTCGGCCTGCATGCGCCGAGCCTTGGCGATCAGCTTTTCCGTTGCGCCGATCTGTTCCGCAAACTGTGCGGCGGTCTTCGCCTGATTATAGGCGACAGACGCGACGATGCGGGCGTTGATGATATCGCCATCATCAAGAAGCGCCCGCGCCCGTTCTACCGTGGCGACCAGCCCGGAAGCGTCCGCGACCGGCACAACGGCGGTTTCCGTTTCGCGTTCCGGCATGTCGCCCGGCTCCGCAATCCCGTCAAGCATCGCCAGCATTTCGCGGGCGCGGTCGGTCGGGTAATAGGTTTTGCCGTCCTTCTTATCCCGCGTAAGATAGCCGTTGCTTACAGACTTGTTTGCCGCAACACCTTGCTGTTGCGATTCGACCGTCACCACACCGTCGCGAACGGCGGCGCTGATGATGACAACGGCGCTTGGGCCGGGCTTGGGAAGCTTAACTTGCTTGTAAGGGGCCATCAGTGCGACCTCATCAAACGATCAAGGTACGCCTGCCCCAAGCCGGTAAGCTTCGCAGTCTCACCATCGGCGGTAATGTGGAGATAGCCGCAGCTGCGGCATTCTTCGGCGACGATATGGTAAGCGAGGCCAAGGGCGGACAAATCCAACTTGCCGCCCTCGCATTTCACATGCCGTAAAAAGCCCCTTGCACGTTCGGACAAGGGGCGCTTCATCAGTTCGGTGATAGCCGGATCGGTCTGGCGCTTCATTCCGCACCCCCGACGACGCTAAGCCCGACCTTGTGACCGCCCTTGGCTTTCACACTGGCGAGCGCCTTGCGAAACGCGGCCAAACCGGCTTCCAGTTCCGCCGCATCACGGTCCATTTTGGTCGCTTCGGCTGGCGTCACAACCATGTCGGCGATAGCAACCGCGCCGCCGGAAATCAGATCGCCAGCCTTGCGGACCATTTCGGAATAGGTGACGACGACGCACTGTTCGGCGGCGCGCTCATTTTCCGGGTCGGCCAGCCGCCGCCCGTTAAGTTCCGCCATCGCAGAGGTGACGACCGGCACGCCGCATTCGCTTTCCAACGCATAGACAGCGTGCAGCGGCATCAATTCCGGGTCGGTCGCATTGTTCATGCGCCCGATGTGGCTTTTCGAAATCGAGGAAATTTCCGCAGCACGCTCGATACCGCCCACGAGGCGGATAAGGTCACGTTGCGCGGCTTTGATGCGGTGAAACCATGCGTTTGAAATCATGAGACAATACCTTTCCCGCGCCGGGAAATTCCCGGCGTTTTTCCCGTGGTGGGAATTGATTGGAGATGAGAGTTTCAGGGCGTCAGGAAGTTACGGAGGCCCACATGCAAAACGAGAGTTGCCCGCGCCGGGCGAGAAGAAGGAAAGCGCACCGGCGCGGGTCGCAGCAGGCCGGGAGGATTGGCCGCGCGAAAGGGAAAAGAGGCGGTTCATTCTGCTGCCTCATGGAAAAGCTGCGGAAATACGTTGCCTCTTGTCGCAAGATTTGCGGAATAGATCGCCGAAACTTCCAGATTTGTAAGCGCGATAATGATTGGCCAATGGCGATCTGGAATCCCACCTTTCGCCCACTTGTAGACCGCATCCTTTGAGAAGGGGTCGGAAGTCAACCGGCTTGCGTCCGCAATTGCCTTGGGTCCGCCAGCGCGGCTGATGATTTCAGCAATTGTGAGAGTCGGTGACGAGTCCATGCACGCACCAATAATGGATTTAAAATCCAATTACAAGGCAACAGAAATCCAAAACGGAAAATAACTCCGGCTCTATGATGGCAAACATGAATTGGTGGCAAAGATTACAAGAGGCGACGGACGCCAAGGGTTGGAAGAAGAAGGAGCTCTCGAAGCGCTCCGGCATTCCCTATGACAGCGTGAACAAATATCTGCGCGGAGACATCAGCCAGCCTCGCGGCGACACGCTCAAAATTTTAGCTAATACGCTGGGCGTTTCGCATATTTGGCTGAGAGACGGGGTCGAGTTAGCAGACCAACAAAACGTCAAACCCATTCAAAGCCAGCTTGTTGCAGCCGCTGTAATAGGCAAAGTCGAAGCCGGAACCTTCCGAGAGGTTGACGCCTTCGATCAGAGAGAGCGAGAACTAGTCTCCGTGCCGCCCGACGACCGGTTTCCGCGTGCGCGACAGATGATATTTGACGTATCCGGTGACTCGATGAACGACCTGAAACCCCGGCCAATCCTCGAAGGCGACAGAATTGTTGCCGTATCGTTCGAAGATATCGCCAACGAGGTAGTGCTGCGAGATGGCATGGTTGTTGTCGTAGAGCGGTCCAAGGACGGCGGCATGACGCGTGAATGGTCGGTCAAGCAGGTGGAAATCTATCAAGACAGGACCGAGTTTCACCCTCGCTCAACGAACGCCAGACACAAGCCAATAGTAATAAATCGAGATTACGCAGCAGATGACGGCACGCAGGTTGAGATTATCGCGCTTGCGCGCCGCATCATAAATGACTTGTCGTTTTAAGAAAGCCAACGGCGTTTGTTTACCTCAAACTCGCGGCACGCCTCGCTAATCTCATTGATTATCCATGGCTGGGGCGGTTCACACATTCGCATGTTCCCCGCGTCATCTAGGAAGCTCATAACGGGGATGACGTGAAAACTATCATCGTCGTCCGAACCGACAGGCGCGATCCCTGCCACCTTGAATGAGTACCCCCGGAACCGCCGCTTGAGGAAGTCCGCGAAATGCGCTTCGGAAGAAGCTATTTGGTGGCGTTTAGGGTAAGGGGGGACGATAACAAATTCCAAAACTTCTGTTTCCCGCATAGCTTCACTCCTTCACTCCGATTAGTTGCGCAATCGGATTACCGCATGGGCCGCATGAGAACGGGACTTGCGCTAGGAAACCGCTTTCAAGCAGTTCATCCACATCGCGCGGGCTGTCATCCCCAGGAGGGATTTCGACCACCCTTGACGTCTCGCGAAGGCAGTTTTCACACCGCAGAAACAGCGTGAACGTCTTATATTTCATCAGTGCATAGCCCATTTTGTTCTCCTTCCGTTCTAATATTTGCAAAAACGACCGGAGAGTCGAGTCGTTTTCTCAAGTTGGATTTTATTTCCAATTATTGATTGACAAACTAAGAATTGGATTTATTTTCCAAGTCATCCTAGCCGCTGAACCTCGTTGCGGCTCGGGCAGACTGCCGGGCGGCGCACCCTCGAAATGTGAACATGCCGCCCGGCTCCCTCAACGAAAGAAGGATGGAGCCTTATGCTTGCAATGTTCAAAAGCCTCGTCGGAGACAAGGCAAAGAAGTTTTCCGGCAAGACCGATTTTCTGGAAGCGGTTTGCGCCGCGTCCGCACTCGTCGCCACCGCTGACGGCGAGCTTGACGACAAGGAACTTCTGGCGGCTGTCGCCGCCGTGAAATCCAACGCGGCCCTTTCCGGCGCGTTCGATGCCCGCGCCATCGAAACGACGATGGACAAGATGTGCAGCCGCGCCGTGGGCCGCGTTGGCAAGGCCGGTCTCTTCAAGGAAATCGAAGACATAAAGGCCGACCACGACATGAGCGAAACCGTGCTTCTGGTCGCGCTGGACGTGGCAGACAGCGGCGGCATTTCCGACGATGAAAAAGCAGTGCTCGCAAAGATCGCGTCCACTGTCGGGCTTGATCTGGCCAAGTATCTCTAACCATGGCGACCGCGAAGAATATCGCCTTGGCGACGGCGGCGGGCCTTCTCGTCACCATGCAGGCCCTCTTCTTTTCCTTCGCCATGGACCTCGTTTCCAGCGTCCTGCTGGTCGCAATCGGCTTCGTCGCAGGCCGGTTGTCCCGCTGAAAAGCCCTCCCGAGCATGAGGCAAAAAGGCTCGCCCCACCCCAATCAGGAGATTCCGGAATGCGCATCAATACCGCAAACGACACCGAACTGACGCAGGCGATGGCGGATGCCATCCAGCGCGTGGGCGAAGGCTGCACGAAAGCCGACCTTCGGGAATGGTTCACCGCCGATGAAATTCACCGCTGCGGCGATGCAGCCACTGCCCGGCTCCATGACATGCGCGTTCAGGACGCGCGTGCTGCGGCCTGATGCCGTTTGGCGATGGCCTTCGGGCCATCATCCGACAGCATCACCGGAGCGCCGAACATGGCAAACAAAGCAGCACGAAGGTTCAACGACATGTCTTCCTTCCTTCGGATGGTGCGACAGCCGATCTTGAACCAGCATACGGGATGGACCGAAGAGGCGGCCCAATCTTTGCGCGCGGCGCGAAACTACGTGAGCGAACTCACATCCGGCTCGGTGACACCAAGTTATTCCCGCGAGTTTCGGAACCACGCGCGGCTCAAAATTCTGCATGCGAAAAACTGCCGATTCCGCGCGGCGCAGGTTGGCAGACGCCTGCCATGATCCAGATTTCACCCATGATTCCGACAGAGCGCCCGCAGCAGGCAACGCCGCCCTATGGCCGGTTCTTTCTGGCCTGCGTTTGCGCCGTCCTCATCCTCTCCATCATCGGCGGCGCGGCGCTTTGCGCCACCAGCCTCGCCGAGATCAAGCGCCACCACGACGCCAGCGGGCGCGCGTGACCTTCCTCCAAACCACAAGGAACCATCCGCATGAAGAAAATACGCGATGCCTCCACCATCATCGGCATGCTGGAAAACGGGCAGCTTAACCCGGCATTTTCCGCCGAGATCGGCCAGACGCTGGAAAAGCTTTCGGACATGTCCGAAGCCAACCCCATGCAGAGTTTCAAGGGTTCCGTAACCCTGAAACTCGCCCTGTCCGTCAAGGATGGCATGGTGACGATTTCCGCCGACATGGAATCCAAAACCCCGAAGCTGCCGCGCAAGAACTCGGTCTTTTGGGTTGTCGAGGACGGCGCGCTTTCGACCGAGCATCCCCGCCAGCACGACATGTTTTCGCCGCGCGAAGTCTCCGCCGGCTGATTTCCCAACTTTAGCAACCGCGTCCGGCCAGTGACCGGCGCACCAACAGAGGAACTGAAATGGACCAACTCACCCAAACCGCAGTTGCCGAGATCGCAAAGCTTGCGGCACAGACCAACGCCGCAATCGTTCAGGTTCCGGCACCTGCCGACGCAAAGGGCATTCCTGCCGCCGTCCCGGCGCTACTGGACCCGACCAGCGGCAAGCTGTCGGACGTGTCGGCAGTCTTCGCACCGTGGCGCACCCGTCCGGAGCGCAAGCAAGGCACCGCCAATGCCGAAACGCTGGATTCCTTCGTCAAGCTGGTAGAGCGCCACAAGACCGACAGCAGCGTTATCTTTGCGGTGACCGACTGGCGCAACCCTGCTTTCACCGCCGTTATCGACTACCACGGTGACGCCCCGGACAACGGAAAGCACCGCGTGCACTATGCATTCCCGCTTTCCGAGGAATGGAAAGCTTGGCAGGGCATCAATGGCAAAGCGTTGACGCAAAACGAGTTTGCGGAATTCATCGAAGACCATATCGCCGAACTCGCCGCGCCAGACTCCGACGAGGTGAAGGACCTCGAATTGCTGTTCCGGGCAAAGATCGCATATCCGAATGAACTGGTAGTGCTTTCGCAGGGCTTGCAGATCAACGCGGAAACTCGCGTCAAGACGGCCCTGAAACTGCAAACCGGTGAAAGCCAGATCGTCTTCGAGGAAGACCACAAGAACGCGAACGGCGACCCCATCACCGTGCCGGGCGTCTTCGTCCTCAACATCGCGCCGTTCTTCCAGGGGGAAAGCATCCGCTTGCCCGTGCGCCTGCGCTACCGCCTCCGTGAAGGCACCCTTTCGTGGACGTGCATGCTTTACCGACCCGATATCCACATCACCAAGGCCGTCAACTTCGCCCTGCACGAAACTGCCGCAGAACTTGGCCTGCCGAAGTTCGCTGGCAAGCCGGAAATGTCCGCCTGATTTCGCCCGGAGCGCGGGCGGTCGCCGCCCGCCTCCATCTAGCCAGAGAGAATCCGACCATGACGCCCGAACAGCTTTCCATTCTAGCCACCCTGCCGCAACTGGCGCTTTCCGTTCGTCAGCCATGGGTTCACTGCATTTTCGAACTCGGCAAGCCGGTGGAGAACCGGTCGTGGGCAACAAAGTATCGCGGCCCGGTCTGCATTCATGCCGCCAAGGGCATGACGAAAGACGAATGGCTTGACGGCCTTTACGTCGCCCGAGCTGCCCTGCACCCCAAAGGCCAAACCGGACTTATCTTTCCGGGCCGAAAAGATGAACGTCGCCTGCCGCGCGGCGGCATCGTCGGAACCGTCGAGATCGTGGATTGCGTCACACATCACGATAGCGACTGGTTTTTCGGTCCCTACGGCTTCGTGCTGGCAAATCCCAAACTCTGCGAATTTATCCCGGTCAAAGGCGCGCTTGGCTTTTTCGACTGGCGGAAAAACCTTGAGGCCACCCCATGACAGATTTCATCAAGGCAGCGAAGAAGCTTATTGATTGCGTCGAATTCGATATGAACGGCGCAGGCGGCAAGGGTGGAAACGGCGGCTTGCTGTCGGACACCACATTGCGCGCCGCTCACGATCTGCGGGTTATCATGAGCCGCGAAACCGAGCGTAGCCCCGCCGCCACCAACACTTGGCAGACGATGGACACTGCGCCCCGGAACGGCACAGCAATTCAGGCATGGCATACGGTGCACAAATGCCCGCTCTCGGTTCTCTGGAACGAGGACGGCCACCAATTTAACGGCGAGACACTCCACTGGTTTGAACGGTCTTATACAACCGCTTGGCCTGAGAGCGCCTTCTCACACTGGATTCCCCTCCCGAGCCAGCCCGCGATGGAAGGCGGTGCAGCATGAGCAAGGCAATCAGCCGCGCCCTTTTGGGTAAGATCGTGGACGAGGTTTTCGGCGGCGGTATAGAAGATTCCCGCGTTATCGAGGAAATCTATTCGGTCATCAAGCGCGAGGAAGCAGCCCTGTCGGCTGCGGAGGCTTTCGCCGCAATGACGACCGATTATCTCGGATGCGAATATCTTAGCCGTGACGTTGCCAATATCGAGAATATTGCGGCGTCAGGCAGCGAGGGACCGACAGAAGTTATCTACTTCTACACCGCCCCACCCGTGCCATCCGTCGCCGTTGTGTCGCTGATTTGGGAGCCGCATGGGAGTGGTTGGCGCGGATGCGGACCACTCATCTACAGCGTTTTTCCTGCGCAGTACGGTGGCGGATGGTGGGCCGCACTCGAAATGGCCGGTTATCTTCCGTTCCGGGAACGCTGTGAATCTCCCGACGCCGCCAAGGCTGCATCCCAAACGGACTTTGAAGTGCGCATCCATGATGCCATTTGCAAACAGGCACAGGATGCGGCGGAGCCGAGCCTTAGCGTAAAGTTGGACCGCAAACTTGGCATTTATGGCCGAGCCTACGATGGGCCGGATACATTCCGCGCCTATACGTACAATCATCAACCGGCGAACATCGAAGCGTGGCGACTTGGGCGATCTTGCGCCGAGATTCAGCCGGGCGGTGACTACATTGATCGTGGCCTACATCTTCTGGACGCGCTCCAGCGTGCGGGCTTTGGAGTCTTCGAGATCGGCACAGCACCCGTCAAGACGGAGGGCTGCAAATGAAAAAGCCAACCGCCGACGATAAGGCAAACGTCCTCTCGTTCTGCTTCGTTGCACTCGCCGCATTCAGCGAAAACGCTCTTACGCCTTCACAAAAACGGTGGGCGCGAGAGCGTGCCGAGAACTGCCTTTGGGCACTCGGCATACCGGAACATAAGGGTTACCGCGACACCTTCACCGCTCGCGAGCTTGAAGAGGCCATGGAGACTATTGACCTTGAAGCCACCAAGCTTTTGACGGAGGCCGGGAATGGCTGACCTTGCCGCAAATTCCAAGAAGAAAAACCGCCGTCCGACGCTTCGAATTCGCGATGTTAACGCAACCCTTGAAGCACTCAAAAAGAACGGCATGACACCGACCGCGCTGGACACATTGCCAGACGGTACATTTCGATGGCATTTTACGCCACCGGCACAGAACGACGAAGACGATCTGGACCGCGAACTTGCGGAGTTTGACAAAAAGCATGGTTACAGTTGAGCTAAAGGGCATCCACGCCGTAAGGGCCAAGGGCAATATTTACTATTACGCTTGGCGCGGTGGCCCAAGGCTCGACGGCCAGCCGGGAACGGCGGCGTTCATGGCATCTTACAATGAAGCCATCGCAAGCCGCATGGAACCCGAAAGCGGACGGTTCCGCTCTATCATTACCCACTACAAAGCAACCGAGTTCAAGAAGCTCGCCGATTCCACGAAACGCGTCTGGACGCCGTGGATTGATCGCATTTCCGAATACTTCGGCAATCTGAGCATTACGCAATTCAACCGCACGGACAAAATCCGCCCTCGCATTCGCCAATGGCGAGGCCAATACAGCGAGACGCCGCGCGCCGCCGACACTGGCATGCAGGTTCTTTCCCGCATACTGTCCCATGGCGTAGACCCTATGGGCAAACTAAGCGCCAATCCAGCCGAAGGCATCAAGCATCTTTACAGTTCCGACCGTTCAGAAATCATCTGGACAGACGCCGACATTGCGCAGGTCAAGACCGCTTGCTCTGACGAAATGAAGTGGGTTATCGACCTCGCCGCCCATACCGGCTTGCGCGTCAGCGATCTGCTGAAACTCTCATGGTCGCATGTCGGCCCCGATGCCATCATTATTTCGACCGGCAAGAGCAAGCACAAGCGCGAGGCGATCATTCCGCGCTACGACGCCTTGAATGAAATTCTCGACCGCATCCCCAAGCGCTCGCCCGTCATCCTCACCAGCACCAAAAAGAAGCCGTGGAAGCCGAGCGGACTGAATACGATGTTCTGGCGGGCGAAAGAAAAAACGAACATGCTGGAGCGCGATCTGCACTTCCACGACCTGCGAGGAACCGCCGCGACAAAGTTCTACATCGCGGGGCTATCGGTCCGCGTGATCGCCGAAATTATGGCGTGGGAGGAAGAGACGGTTGAGAAAATTATTCGGAGATATGTTGGACGGACTTCTGCAACGCGTGAAGCTATCCGGCTAATAAATGAGGCGCGAGCGCGCGGAATTGTGGGCTAATATTTTACACAACATTTATAGTGGTGAGGTTGCTTTGAAGACAGGAAATGGAACAGAATTTGAACCGCAGCACGAGCTCATCGACCCGTTTAATGACCTGAATTTCGAGTCTCCCACGTTTCACGCATGCACTGATGCACACGGGAAGTACGAAACACTCAGATTCACTCTTCGGTTAAGCCCGATCAATCATTCGTACATGGAGAAAATCGAAACAGGTGCGTATAGCGGGCCGCCCCCTCCCGAGGCATTGCAAGCATACTCAACTTATCTCCACGAAACGGTTCACTGGTGGCAACACGTCGGGTCCACCTCAGGCATGCTGCTGAGCTTGAGTTATCTTGGCCAATGTCACGCGAACATAGAGGATTTGAAAGAAGTAATAGCGAAAATAGGACCTAAAAAATCACTTAAGAGATATGCGGACAACGTGCTCTTAACGGAAGGACAAGCAGCGCAGCAAAAACTTGCCGCCGCGAATAACGCTGTCAACAATGCTTTGGATATAGAGTATTATAAACTTTATGCGTTGGACCCGAGGAAAAATGCCAAAAAACTCGTCGAGCAGAAACATTTTGAAGCTGTAGGCTATCAATACTTTATCGCTTATGGCCAGTTGATCGGGATGATTTCGGCAGCCTTGGACCCCGATTTTAAACAAATTCCAAATATGACCTCATGGGACACTGAAATTTTGAGGCTGATTTCAGAAAAAGCCGAAGGCTTTTATCATGGTTCAAACATTCGACTTCCCGCAACAGGAATGCGTGCCATCTACGAAGGTCAAGCGAGGTTCACCCAGCTACAATTCCTTGACGCAATGCTAAGCCCAAGGTTTACGGTGGCTGAATGGCGCTCAAAAGGCTTTATGGCGGATGTCTATGGCGAAGCTTTCGATTGCTTTCTCAGGCTTCTCGGAATTGACGAGCCAACGCACTTAGACGATCCCGCTGTAGCTCTATTCCTTTTAGTTTGTGATCTGTCGATCAATCCCACGCGCGGATTTCCCTTTGATGTCGAAACATTTGAGGATTTTATTGTTGATGTGGATGTAGGAGTGCGCTTCACCAACCTTTGTTTCGCCGCAAAAAAACTACCCCATTTGCATTCCGCAATAGTCGATTACTCAAAGGAAGAATACGCATCGGTCGCTGACGAGCTAACTCAGGCTGTCGGCTATGATCATCCGCTCGCCGCTTTGAAGGAGATAAACAAGTTCGCAACCGTGCTTGAAGAAGGCCGAAAAATGATCGAAGATCAGCGAACTTTCGCCTACCCCGCCGAGAATCTGACCGTTCGCTTCCTCGTATCTCATTTCTTAGCTTTTAGCCAAGACCGATACCTCCATCCAGAATTTTTCTGCTGGCCTGGGATTTGGAAGTCGCGCGCCGGGCTAGGTGACCGTGCTACTACACTATGGCTCAAACACTTGGCACCATTCGGTGATCGGGGGGACAAGGAAGGCGTTTATCCGCGCAAGTGGCCCAACCGCGATGACAGTATCATAATGAAAACCTTCCACGATTTTTTTGGGACAATGGCGATCTACGATTTGACCCGGCAATGGATATTGTATGACGGCCCATTTGTGAAAGACTTCCGCTGGCTTATGGAAAATTATGACCAAGAGCAGGTGGACAAATGGGCAAATGACTCATTCTCGAAGGTATATGGCGTCAACTTGAGTGATTTCGAGCTTGTAGTTTGACAATTGCGCGAGAGCTAGTAGCCCGGAAAGGGTTGCCTCAGTTGCCTTAGCAACGCGACCCAACTCCGAGCGACGGATAGACGAATGCCGCGTCAGTCAGCAGACGTACCAACTCAACCGGCCTCTTCCTCTTCAGCCTCATTAAGCTCAAGCTCTTCAAACGAACTCCGACCAGACGAGGCGACACCGCCGGGACTTGGTGGAAGTGGTGGGAATGGCGTTCCCATTTGGTGCGACACGACTGCAAACAACGAAGCAAACGCATGCCAAGCTGAAGTTGCGACAAACGATTTCCCGACCGCCTCGACCGTCGGAATATCATCGGACGGGTGCTGAAGGATGCATCCGTACGTTGCCGCCACAGACTGAAGTTCTTCGTCGGACCCAGCCTTTTTTTTCGTCACAGAAAAATCGCAACGGAAGAAAAATCTGTTGTCCTCAAGCTTTTCAGGTGTGTCTATCGAGGCGTGGTAGCGCAGTTCTACCTTTTCGCCATCGACGTGAGGTAGCGCCATCATTTCGACCTCAACCAAGGACTGCCCGAGAAGGTCTATGGTGACTTCAGACGTTTCTATTTTCGGTTTGGCTGCTTTAGCCATGCAACTTCACTCTAGAAATAGGTTTCAAGCTGGTTTCTCTCAGGCCATCGCTGTACTGCCCGACGTACATAAGCCCCTCTTCATCCTCTAGCGCGTGATAAATTCCCTTGTAGAACGCAGCACGATTAAGATGCTGCTGCGCCTGCAAAAGTTGGATGGTAGCGGTGACGCTCATCTCTTGTCGCTTTTTCGAGAACACTCCATCGAACCGGTCCGCGATGCCAGTGCAATCAAGCTTCTCGGTCGCAGCCAGGCAAATCCATGCATTCAAGGAAATCCCCATATCCGCAGCGGCCATCGCGGACCTGCGGTGCAAGTCCGGCTCCATACGAACATTGAAGGAACCCTTGAACGGCTTTTGAGGATCGCGACCAAGCTCCTTGCAGGTCGCAATATAATCATCAATCAGCGCACGCGCGCACGCCTCGACCTCAGACGCGCTCTCGCACTCGGCGACAAGCAGGTCATCGATATGAAGAACTTTAATGAAGAGGCTTCCGTCCTCATATTCAACAGAAGCTTGATAACCCTTATAAGCGATCGGCTTCATAATTCTTTCCTATCAACGAGGTATTCTCGGATTTGCTTGACGAGATAAAACTTTATCTCTTTTCCCGGATGCGGCTCATGCGCAATGATGACCTTTTGGGACTCCTTGTGCACAAACTTCCTAGCAGAACCTTGCCCATTCTTCACTTCATACCCCAACCCCTCTAGCAGCTTGACCAGCTTGCTATAAGGGAAAGGCCCCTTGCATGACTTGAACTCGGTTTTCAACGTATCGAAGCGCGTCAT